TCCGGTAATGTTAGATGTTGACGATATTAGGGAAAATCTTAGCGATTTCTTTGGCACATTCTAATGCAACTTCACGATGTTCCTTCTGAGTCGAAGGATCAGTTCTAACTTCAATATAATGGAGCCAAGAGCGAATAGATCCCTTCATGTAGATGCGCGAAGTAGTTAGACCTTCAGGCAGGACAGCGCGAGCCTGCTCCTTAGCGATACCTGCATTGATAGCTTCGCGATAAACAAGATCAGCTGTACCCCACACCTCAAGCTGTGCCTTTAGCCACCAGTTCTTAAGATCGGTGTTGTCAGTCTCGATGCTATTCTGTCGATTCTTGTTATCTTGCAGGCGAGCCTCGCGTGTTACAAATTCCATGTCCTTAGTCGGATCAGCATATCGCTGACTAAACTCTTGAAATGAGAATGAACGATGGCGAATAATCTGATGAGTAATATCTCGCGTGGTTTCAATTTCAAGAGTAGCATCGACCATCTCTAGAGGCGACCAGTGCTTGTGCTTGACAAGATATCGCACCAGCTTCTCCGCACTCTCGCTATTATACTGATTACTCGGGTTGGATACCCGAGCGCAAAATGCTACTAGCTCCAGAGCATCATTGATACCCTGGTTCTTAATCTCATCCACAGGTTGAGTATAAGAAATTAGTCTGACCTTCGGCCCACCCATAATATCCTCCATATTAGCATTTCTTCCAATCACGAAGGGCTAGATTGAGAGCTAGCCCCTGGTGGGTGCAGGTATTTAGCAGAGCCACCACCTCTGAGGGATCCACCCCATCCACTACTGACTCATTGATATCTTTATATTTCCAAGTCGATGGCCAAATTACCATAGGAATATTTCTGTTAATCATTTTCTGCATCTGATCAACCAATTGCTTATTGCGAGGCTGGTTGTCAAATACCAGAACAGCTTTGTCACCCGGAATATATGATAGACCACGAACCATATCGGTACCACCAGGCGCAATCGAATTTGGTACCAGCATCGAGTCAAACTGACCCTCAAGAATATAAACAGTCTTGCTTACATCAACTCGATCTAGCCCATAGACCAGAGGCTCGTTGTTGATGCGAACTGTGACATATCGTATCTTGCTGTTACCCATAGCACGACCAGTCACGCCAGTAAGCTCACCTTTTAGATTTCTAAACGGAATGACGATGCGCTCATCAGATGTTAGGCGATCCTTGTAACCACTATTCAGCATCTCACATACCTTCATATCCTTTGCATAATACAGATCCTCAAACCTAGCATGAGGAATCTTTCTACCCACAAGATATTGCACGGCGCGATGAGTATTTGGCAGACTGGATATCTGTACCAGACCAAGATCAGTAAGGCGCGGCTCAGCTTCTGGCTTCGCATTGAATTGCGGCTTAGGTATCAGAAACTTTGGACTGGTATTACCACCATTATTCTCCTTAAATACCTCAAGCCTATATTCGCGCGCCAATGCAGGATCAACATGTTCAATAAGCTTTGACATATTGGTGCTATGACTGCAATTGTGGCACTTGAATACAAGGATACCCTTGTTCTGATAGACGTAACCGCGCGCTTTGGTTCGGCTATGCTCGGAGTCACCACAGAAAGGGCAGCGAAAATTGTACAGCCGATCACTCTTCCTCTTGAAGAGGCTGAGTTTCAGCGACAACATGCTGAGGTATTTGTGGTCGATATGAAGTTGCATAGGCCTATATTATACAAGACTAGGCCGTTTGTCAAAGGCTAGATTAAAAAACCTTTATTGAATATGTCTCTTGAAATTTGACAGCATCATTCCATGAATTTACAAGAGGTTGACCTCTGATGTTTAGACTTGTGTTTAGTAGCATAGGGCAACCAGTTACAGAATACCAAGCTTCTAGTAATTCTCTAAATTTCATATTATTACGACTAGTAACAGTTTGAACTCTACTTGTGCCATCTGCGTGGCATATACCAGGGAATGCTTTTTGATCTTTACACTTAAATACAAATTGCATATAAGGACTTTGTTTGTTCATATTAAAATATTTGCTTGCGTGTTCAGCTAGTATAGCTGGCGCAAACGGTCTAAAGCCTTGTCGCATTTTTACTGTATTCATTTTATGTTTTGAGTCTGCGCCGCGTGGGTCGCATAGCAAACTTCTATTACCTAAAGCTCTAGGTCCAAATTCTGCTCGACCATTTGCTATACCAACAACTTCACCTCGTAACAAACATTTGACTATCGCATCAATATCTAATTCTCTGTTTATATTTGTACCGAGATATGGACCATCCCACTCTAGCTTTTGTTCAAGTAATGCGGCACAAGCGCCTATCGAATTACCAGCATCACCTGGGTTTGGCATGATATGAACGTTCGGGTATATCTTAGCAAGCAAGCTATTGGCCACACAGTTTAGTGCAACTCCACCCATAAACACCAGATTATCTGATTTAAGTTTTTCTCGCATCCATCTAGCCGTGCATGTGAGATAATGCTCGACTATAAATTGTGCGGATGCTGCAATGTCAAAATTATTAGCAGTCTTACCTTCTTCCCACCAAAAACATCCTTTATGTAAATTGTGCTTTAGTTTGACAAACGGCGGGCGCACACCATCAAAAAATGTTTTTAGCATCTTATCAACAAGAATTGGTCGACCGTATGCTGACATACCCATGAGAATGTATTCTTCCTCATTAGGCGTCAGACCAACATATTGCGTCATTGCTGAATAGAAAAGACCGATACTGTTTGGATATAAGCAACCCATAACTTTCTTTAGTTTGTTGCCGCTTGCTTCCCATATCGATACTGTTGACCATTCACCTATTGAATCTACTACAAGTATGGATGCATCATCAAACTTAGAAGTAAAATACCCCGCGGCTGCATGACTTTTATGATGCCCAATAAATTCATATTTGATATCCTTTAATCCAACAGATGCGAGAATATCTTTGTAATTTGAAAGTATCGGTCGCTCACCTGAGAATAGTTTTCTTGTAGATTTAAGAAATGGTCTATCAGAAAAGACTATGGTCTTTGGTGTACCATATGAAAGCATCTCATCAACCATTTGTCGATTGATGTTGCTATCATTTTTTATTCTAGAGTATCGTTCAGAGTGCGCAGCCCAGAGTATTTTATCCTGATCAATCAAGGCCATACTGGCATCATGATTATCGGTATTAATACCCAATATCATTTTTCAAAAAGCTTTTCTTTATATACAAATCCATGACCAGGATAATCTACTATTAGTTTATGTAAAAATATTGCTAGTTTTTGATTATTTTCATAGGTCATATGATTGGGATAGGACATAGTTTCTGTATTAGTTGTTAGATATCCACGTAATGGATATTCAATAGTTACCCCACTCTTAAATATATGTTTTTGTTCTTCATGTTTTTTAAAACCATAAAGATGTATTACTTTTTCTATTTGCTTTTTTTCTAAGAAAGAATCTAATTCACAAAACCATTGTCTTTCTGCCCAATCATGAAAATTTGCAGAGTATAAATGTTTATAGTATTCTGATGCAGCTTTAAGTATGACATCATCCTTTTTTTTAAGTTGATGATTCACGCCTGCTATCGTAAAGCCTCTATCCGTATCACTAGGTATTCTACTAGCCTCGGTATGAACAACTATGACAACTTTAGCTGGTCTGGAATTTAATTCTCGAAATAACCGATTTCTCACACTCCACCAATGACATCCAGGGAAACCTCGGCCGCGGGGTTTCCCTTTTGAAATATCGGTTAGCTCAAATAGAAGTTCATTGGGCCAATGCCCTAAAGTTTCTCTTTCGGAGCACCAGCTATCACCAACTATTAGAATATCATTCCACTCATACATATTTTACCTCAATATATAAACGGATCTTGCTTTTTTAATTTTTTAATTTTACGACTAACATGCCATTGATATATTAGATATTTAAAAAAATTTATTACTATCATTCGCCGTTACCGTTGCCACCTTTTGATGAGCTGCTTTTGCCGGTGCATACGCTTCTACCAAGCGCCTTGTAATATACCTTTGGGCAACCCTTCCATTGGCCAGGGATCTTCTCCTCACCGCAGATTGGGCACCAAGAGGATCCAGGACCCTGCTCATTTACTTTATTATCTTTGATAAACTTCTTGAATCCGACTCGCTTACGGCGAAGCATAGCCATCGGGGGTCGACCAGGTTCACCCTTAGGACCCACACCGACGCCAGCTATGTTACCGCCGCCGACTGCATTTACTGGCGCATCTTCTTCCATCAGATCCTCCTAAGAATTGCGACTATCATGGTATCCATTGGTATATCAGATCCTATGATAGTCTCATTCTTTTTACCAATTCCCTCTATTTTTTCGGGCCAGTAACCCAGTAATACTAGGAATGGTTTAATATAAGGTAGCTGGTCTCTCATTTTAAAGACCAGCATTCTGGTTAGCGCATCACGTTCAAATACATTATATAAGGCGGTAAGATGATTTAGTATAAATCTATCTTTCAAATCACCAGTCTTAGTATAACGACTTATTAGTCTCTGCAAATTACGAATCCGTCCTATGTCTTCGTAGAATTCATCTTCATCGACACAGGACGGATTATCATAATGGCGTGCAGCAAATAATATAAAATTACTATCATCAAGTATATGCATATCAGGTGAAGGTGCTAAGTGCAACCCTCTTTAGAGTCGTACGATTCACCGCAATATACATGTGCGTATTAGTAAAGAATACCTGACCAGTTACATAACCTGCTGATAGAGCATTGTTTGAACCAGGAGTTGTTCTTAGAGTAGAAATGAAGTTATTCACTCTAAGGCGTGAACCTGTGGTCAGATTAACATTCGAAACAACCAGCGTATTTGAGCAGGTGATGCTAGTATTAGCCTTTAGTGATACGCGAGCATTAAATACAGTATTTGATGGAACAGCACCAAAGAAGTTTTTCACCGTAACGCTTTTAGAAACGGGAGTGCCGTTGGGGTCATCGACGATGAGTAGCAGGTCTGGTGCTGCCGTTGTAGCTAGAGTAGTAAGCTGGGTTACTTTCTTATCGGCCATTTTGTTCTCCTATTCTATTATTTAGCCGCCTGTTGTGGCGGAGCGCACGGTGAATGTGCCGAAATTATTTGATACAGAACCCGTGATAA